CAACCACAGCGACTTTTTCATCACTAGAGCCAGCAGGGATGTTTAGAGCAGTCTTAAACGCATCAAACGTAATCTTCTTCTCTTTTTGACCTGTTGCACTAGAGTCGTGCATAATTAGCAAGTCCGCTGCACCATCAACTGATGCAAGCGTTGTCAAATCATCAATTGCTGGAACTACCGGAAGTTTCGTAGTTGCGTCTGTTGCAACATGCAAAGTACCACGGTCAGTGGTAATATGCGGTTCACCCGCAAGCATACCTGTTGTTGGGAGATTGGTCTTTAGACCTCGACGTAGCTGTAAACGAGCCATTTTATTTCCTTAATTAAACTCACCACCATCTAGGCTTTCTGATTGCCAAGACGTACCTGAAAACATTAAAACATCCCCCACTTCTGCGTCAGAGATGTTTACCCCTTTGATTTGATTAAAAGCTGCATCTACCGTCTGCCCTATAGAACTTGCGTCTACTAAGCGTTGACGAGGGATTGTGATAATAGTAGATGGTTTTTCTTGTATGGTAACTTGCATTATTCAATCTCGAAAGTTCCACGTGCAATTTTGCGTTTAACATCGCCTTGCAGTTGGATAAAGCAGTCGTACCAAAGGTCATTAAACAAAATTACATCAAGTTCCGCTTCGGTCAATCTTACTTCCATTGTAGATGTGCCGAAAGAAATACCTGCTGTATTATTTAATTCCTTGACGATTGGCCCTCGTTGGTATTCACGAATAACGAAAAGACCCTGTGCATTATTAGTGGATACAGGGGCACCTTCATTTGTAGCAAGGGTTATTACCTCAAGATAGTCAGTACCCCTTACAGCGCAAAGATTAGCAATTGGTGTACTCATATTTATGCAGCATTCTCTAGATTACCGTCGTTGTCATTACCTTCGCTCTGTGAAGTTCTAGTTCCCTCAAAAGGACTCTTCATCCCTTCACCTGATTTTGACGTAGAATCAGGTAGAACATCCTCAAGGACAGTCCCTTCAGGCAAGGCATCCATTCCAAGGCTATCTAGGACGGTGTTAACCACATCAATAGTCTTAGGCAGGTATCCAGTAGCGCCCATCCGTTGAACAGCCTTAGAGAAGGTTTCAAGGTCGGATTCTTCCAGTCCATCAAAATCAAGCATACCCATGCGGGAAGTATCCCAACCATTCAGGATATATGTCTGACGAATCAAGTCCCTGTTTAGCATGGTTGTTACTTCTTTGAGCAACTTGTATGCGTAAGAACCAGACATACTGTTCTTGATAGAACCAAGAGCAAAGGAACCTGTAGAAGTATCACCAAGGGTCAAGATACCACTGAATAGGCTTGTAAAGATCAAGGCTTTGTAGTATTCTTTAATCTTAGCAATATCGAAGTTCTTCTTACCGTCTACGGAAAGCAGTTCTAGTTTGAACAGTGGTTGCTTACTTACTTCATCGTAGATCATAGGAAGCATCACTGCTGATTGCTCACCTACCTGAAGGTTACGCATGAAGTTCTCGTAGTATTGCCGTAGGGCCACTACTTCTGGAGGGGCATCAGCAGCCATATATTGTGCTGGCAAGGACAGTACAGGCAAACCTTGCAAGTCCTTGGCTACACCTGTAGCTTCCATATCTTCCATTGCTGTAAGAAACTTCCAAGCAAGGTAAGCATCGCGCAATGGAGATACACCATAAGGATCACCACGGTGATTACCAGTGCGGAACAGAAGGAACTTACTACGTGGAATAACTACTTCGTTTGATGCACGATTTGCATAACGTCCAAAAGCATCATTCAGTCTGGAAAGGTTCTGCTTTACACCGATGATTTCATTACCGTCTTCAGAGAATACAAAGCGGTCAATACTTTCTTGAGCACGAATAGGAAGTTTCTTCCATCCTGTGATACCATCATTGAACAGGCTACCATTGGAGGTATAGCGTTTGCGATACACTTTTTCATGCACAGCAAAACCATATCGCAAGGAACTAAGGGAGTCTTTGATGAATTCTTCCCAAGGCTGATCCATATCGTGCATCATGCTTTCAACGGTCTTGCACTGCTTCTTTTCTTCTTCAGTAGCGTCTTTGGGAGGTACAATAGTCCAAGTTGCTTTGCTGATAATGTTCTCAAAGAGAGTCAGTGGAGCATTGATTGCAGGGTGATAACTCATTTCCCTGTAGGTCTGGATATTGTTAGGAAAATTAAGTTCTCGCTTCAACTCAGCGTTGGTTACACCGTTGAATACCTTCAAGCCTAGATTTCCCATTTCACCCATTCGGAATCGCTCTGGAGTGTCTAACGGGAGAGCCTTTTCAATGGCAGTTTTCTTTCTTGTAGCCATAAGGCTCCTTTGTTATGGTTTAAGATTAAACGTAGGGATAGTGAATTGACTAGCCTGTTGGTAGGGGTTTTGAAAGTTGGACAAGCCGCCCATTGGTTGTGAAGCAATGGTGATATTGGGGGCTATCATTGTGGGGAGTTCTTGGACTTGGTTTAAGCACCAGAAGGCAGACACTGTTGCGTCAAGAGCATCGTCGTGTGTTTTGTTGTCACCACGGAACGCTTCAAGTTCATCAAAGTACCATTCGTTCCAATCGCCAGAAGTCGCACACACAAAACCTCCTTCACAAACAGAAGCAAAAGGTCTGAACCGAATTAGTTTGCTTTTACCACCAGTTGGGTGCAGTTTTACAGACCTCCCCTTTTCAGCTAACTTCTTAGCAAGTGTAGAAGCATAGGCTCTGCCAGCAGCGCCTGCATCAACGGGGATGACATACACAATATCAAAAGGTTCTGAATCGGATAATGCTAGCATATACTGTTCAACAGTATGAAATCTCTCGCGCATTCTGTGTGCGTGTTCAATCACATATCTACCTTCTCGATTTTTAGACAATAATACTGTAGCTGTATAGTCTGGATTTTTATTAACCTCGTCCTTTATCGACCCAGCCAAGTCGAAACCACGTACCCTGCGCCCATGAAAAGGTGCTTCATCCAGGACAGGAACCCACCTACGTTTGAAGTAATTTTCTTCTCTCTTGGTGACGTACCAATTGCCGTCCAATAATGCTGACCGGGTCTCCCTATCCTGACCTTCAAGCCATGCTATGTACTCTGGCTGCCTTGTCATCAACACGGGGTTGTCGTACACGTTTGCATTGATAAAAGTGAACGAGAGAGGTGAACAACCGGGCATAATCTTCTGCAGTTCTTCTGGTGTATTGCCCCACACCATTTCATTATCTCTCATTGTGAAATAACGAACTACTCCGCATTTAGACTGATCTGGTAGACCATCTTCTTGTAAATACCAACTAATCCAGTTGGTTAGCCAGTGACCCTTACCAGCAGGGTTACAGGTCATTCGCATTTTTGGTTTCATAGCAGCCTCAGAGCGAAGTCTGGACATGATATATATAACCTGCGATTGTGTTACGATGTTTTCATTTAAGGTCGTTACGCTTAAACCGCTTTCGCTGCTATTACTTTCATAATAGAAAAGACTATATCATGTACTTTCGTACTCCCCCGCTTCGCTGTACTTACAGCTACTTCCTTACGGAATAGTCGTTGAACCTTACCCTGTACGGGTCTTGGCTGCTGATTGCCCAATCCTTTAATTTTCTAGCGTTCACACTTACCTTTTCAGATTATGTTGTAGCTTAAAGGCTCTAAGGGGATTCCAGCAATTCAAGGGATTTTACAACAGCTACCACAATTCAACTGTTGGGCCTCATCTAGTAACTATCTAGCCCCGGAAATCTGCCAGCCTTGAAAGGAGTGTTTATCATCCTCATACTGGCAGTGTCTGAAAGAAATGGTACAACCAGAAGGGTATTCTAAAATACCATCCCTGCGTTTCACTTTCAACTTATCCCCATAAACTTCTCTATGCAAACTGACAAACGTCTCAAAAATGCCGCCGGGGCCGTGAATTTGAGGAGTCAACCTTCTCACTACAAGAAAGCGACCTTTTGGGTCTTCAGTATGCTTCAGGAAGTCCATTGCACCTAGATAGCTCTTTCCGGCTAGCCTGCACCACCACCGAAAACAACAACATCTACGTCTCGTGCATCGTAGATATACATCTCTTGTTTTCGGGACTTAGGGCCAATTACTACCGGCTGCTTAGTTTCGCTCATACTTTATGTTCCTACTCTTTCCTTTAGTTATTCGGTGAATCTGACTAATACCGCAGTTAAACTTTTCAGAAATACTTTTCAGTGTCCAACCTTGTTTACGAAGTTCGATAATTTCAGAGATACTTTCTTCTGGGATTGTCAAACCTTGTCTTGAGACTTTTCCTTTTGCAATGTCGGATGCAGTCTTCTGAGAAATCTTAAAGGTTCTACACAAGTGTTTAATGGAGCAGTTTGTTTCTACAAAATAATCGAATACTCTGGTCTTAAATTCAGGAGAATAGATAGGAGCACCTCTTGCTACCATAAGACCGGATTTAAAAGCATGAACAGTTTGTTCAGAATGAGTTGGCCATTCAAGATTTGCGACGTTGTTGTTTTGTTTATTACCGTCTTTATGATTAACTGTTGGTTTGTTCTCTGGATTGTCTAGAAAGGTAAAAGCAACAAGACGATGCACCGGAGGGTGAACACATCGTTCTTCATCACGTAAGTGCATAATAACATAGCCAGTGTCAGCTATCTTAGGCTTCCTATTACGTCCCGCATAAAATGCCTCTACTC